GCACGCCGGGACTTCAACATCGCGTTCTTCGATAACTACGGGGTGCCTGCGTACGCAGTGTTCATCAGCGGGGATTTTGATCCCGGTGATGAGATATTGGATGCCGAGGGCAATCCTACTGGCCAGACTGAGCTTGAGCGCTCCATCGAGGAGCACTTCAGCAATCTGAATAAGAATCCGCACTCTACACTAATCCTGACCGTACCGTCATCTATCGATGCTCAGGGTCAGGTCAAGGTGGAGGTCGTGCCGCTATCCGTAGATGTGAAGGAGGCCAGCTTCAGGCTATACCGCAAGGACAACCGGGATGAGGTCCTGGCTGCACATGGGGTGCCACCCTACAGAGCAGGGATCGCGGAGACCGGTAGCCTGGGAGGTTCCACAGCTGAGGAGAGCACTGAGATCTACAAGACCTCAATCATTGAGCCGAGGCAGGAGGTCTGGGAGAGCCTGATCAACAGGTACATCATACGCGGGGCCTTCGAGGTCACTGACTGGGAGTTCAAGCTAGCGGAAATCGACACCAGCAACGAAGCTCATGACGCGGACATCCTGACCAAGATCTTCGGCCTGGGTGCAGTAACACCCAACCAGATCATATCACACTTTGCAGACCGGTTCGGACTTGAGCAGTCCGATCATCCTGCGATGGATGCGCACTATATCGAAGGACAACCGATAGATTTGGATGATACACCGGACCCGGAGACATTGAAGGTCCTGAAGCGACTGCAGGACCGCCTGCTCCTCTTAGTTACGAAAAGGGATGCTGTCCGTTAGAATATACTAAAACTCTGATCTCGCGCAAATTCGGAGGATAGAGTGGCCTGATTGATGCTGAGGACTTTCGGTATCGGATATGGGTAGTGTCCTTGCGTACCTTAAAGGGGAAGAGTTTTAGCATATGCTAAAACTTCTTGTCTTTATGGTATGCGAACGACAGGAGGTGGAGCTATGGATACTTTGGCACTGGCAATGGCTTACGAAATAGAGCTGGCGATCACTGAGCTCCACGCCATCAAGCAGATTCCTAAGTGGCAGAGAGACGCGGAGGCCCGGCTCACTAAGAGACTCCAGGGAGTGCTAAACGCAGCCTTCACGAAGGTTATAGATAAACTGCAGGAGATGGGTCGGATCCCTTTTGGTGATGTGGCTAGGAGACAGTTAGTCTTGGCTATCCTCAACTCGATCCCTGAATTCCAGGATGCCGTAGCTGAGGAAGGGATCGGGGCCGCGGAGCAGGGCAGGTTCCTTACTCTGGAGATCCTTCAGGATTTGGGAGTGGCCATCCAGTTTACAGAATTCTCTAAGCACACAAGGGATATCTTAAAGGAGCACTTCTTCGAGGCCTCCAGGGCCACGCTCGACCGTATGGTGGGAGACGTTATGGCTAACCTGACAGAGTCCTATGAGAGTGGCCTGGGTATCGACGATGCCGCTGAGGAGCTCAAGAAGGTCTTTACGAACATGGAGGGTTATGAGCTTGAGCGAGTAGCCAGGACTGAGATTAACTCTGGCCAGAGCCAAGGTGCTCACAGGACTATGGTTGAGTATGGGGTGAGATATCATCAGTGGTGGACTGCTCAGGATGAGCGGGTGCGGCATGATTCTAAGGCCAACCATCGGGAGATGCATGGGCAAATAGTGAAGCTTGGCGAGGAGTTTAGTAATGGCCTCAAGCGTCCTGGGGATAAGAGCGGTGAGATAGAGGAGTGGATAAATTGCAGATGTAGGGCAGTTCCATATCTGATTCCGAAAGGGAAGGCCGCTCCTATTGGGAAATCCCATTTTTATGAGAAAGACTTAGTCAGCATATAGGGGAAGCAAGCAAAATGTGTGCGAGGATTCTGCAAAGGGGGAATGCCCTATGTAAGCGCGCGAGCCATGAGCATCATGGTAATCATATAGGGAGGTGATTGAAGGATATGCCGAATATGAGAGGGTCGCTGGACTGGATCCGTGAGAAGATCCGGGGGAAGGTCCAGGCCTCGAAGACGAGTGACAACTACGTGTGGGTGAAGGACATCTTTCCGTTCTCCCAGACGGCTGTCGTCGAAATCGAGGACTACAGCATCGAGAAGGCCGTAGAGATGTACGAGTACCCGTGGTCCTTGAATGCCACTGGTGACGACGTAGATCTGGGTCAGCCTACAGCAGTGGACTTGGCCTACGTGTATAAGCGCAGGGCCGAGGAAGCCGCTAAGGGCGAGGGTGCTGAGCTCACTGGGCCAATCGTGAAGAAGGATGCGAAGGAGAGAATCGTCTACGCCGCTGTCCTGGTCCCGGGGGAGCCCGACCGCGACTTTGAGCGTGGGGAGAAGATCCTGTCCGCAGAGGAGATCGAGCGTGTAGCCCACGGCTGGATGGAGAACTACCAGAACGTGGACCTAATGCATACGCTCAACAACACGGCTGTGCCGATCGAGAGCTACATCCTACCAGGAGACATGGAGGTGGAGTTCGGTGGCAAATCCCACATACTGCCCAAGGGGACATGGGTCCTGGCTAGTAAGGTCCAGGATGAGAAAGTGTGGGATCAGGTGGAGAAGGGCAAGCTTACCGGTTACTCAGTTATGGGCATGCGCAAGACCGCCTTAAAGGCCGCTGAGAAGAAGGAAGACGTCACAGCCAGCCTGAAGCGCACGTTACTAAAGGACCTGGGGGATGATTGGATCGCACCGTTCGTCAGCATCGTCGATGAGCCTTGCGTGCCCAAGGCCAAGTTCTTCGCCATTAAGCAGGCTCCTGAGGCTGATCCCGGTGAGCAGTCCCCAACCTGGATCGCTAAACTCAAGTCCCTCTTCGGAGGTGGTGAGGAACCAGCCGTCAAGGAGGGTCGTCGTTTCTCTGAAACGACTTATAGTAACCTCAAGGCCGCAGTGGAGGCCCTTGGAGCACTTATAAAAGAGGCCGAGGAGGAGCGCAAGTTCAAGGGAAAGAAGAGCGGTTCTGGAAAGGCCGCACCAAAGGAGGGGGATGACGAAGTGACCAAGGAAGAAATGCAAGCCATAATGCAGGAGGCTGTGAAATCCGCACTGGAGCCGATCGATGCTCGCATCAGCGCGATCGAGAAGGCTACCAAGTCTGCGGAGCCCGGTGAGGGCCAGGACTCTGCAGGTGAAGGTGCCGAAGGTGCCGCTAAGGGTGCTGAAGGTGCTGACACCGGTGACGACCCGAGCAAGGAGGTCCTCAAGCGACTGGAGGACATCGAGAAGCGCTTGGGTAAGGCCGCACCAAAGTCCTTGGCTGGCCAGGATGGCGAGGGAGAACCCGCTCAGAAAGGCGTGGCCGACTACGGGGACCGCGACACATACGGCCGCAAGCGTGCCGCAAAGTAAGTAGTGCACAGCGCAATATCTAAGAACAATCGAGGAGGGATTGCAAGTGACCATGAGCAACACTGATATCCTGGCTCGCCTGGACTCCGCGTTTAAGGGCATCATCGAGCCCACTGACCTGGGGGATTCTATCCTCCAGCCTCAGAAATTCGCACAGTTCGTGAGGGCCATGCAGGCCAAAGCCAACATCCTGGCTGAGGCCAGGTTCATCGAGATGACTGCTCAACAGGCCGACATTGACCGTATCGGGTTCGTAGGCCGGATCCTGAAGAGTGGTACTGATGCCACAAATGCGCACCGTCAACTGGCTGAGGCCGATTACGCCGAGCCTGCATTTCACACCAACAGGCTGATCGCCAAGGAACTGCAGGCGATCGCCAGCTTGCGTGACAAGACCCTGCGCAGGAACATCGAGAGAGGTGGCCTGGAGGATACCCTGATCGACCTGTTCGGTGAGGCCGCAGGCCGTGACCTGGAAGAGTGGGCGCTGCTGGCTGATACCGCCATAGCCTGGGCCGACGACGACATCCTGACTCTGACTGACGGCTGGCTGAAGAAAGCTGCCAACAAGATCTACGGTGTAGAGTCCGGTGTAGGTGTGGGAGACAACGACTTCGATCCTGCCGACGTAGAGAGCATGTTCGAAGCCGCCCTGACCGCAGTACCTAAGCAGTTCCTGGTGAACAAAACCGACTGGAGATTCTGGGTTCCCTGGGAGGTAGAGAACTCCTATAGGAACCTGCTGAAGGCCCGTGGCACTCAGCTGGGCGACTCCGTGCAGACCGGCTCCGGTGAACTGGCGTATAAGGGATTCTCTGTCCGCTACGCACCGATGCTGGAGCGCAGTAAGGCCTATGATGGCGTGAAGAACTTCGCAGGCCGTGTAGCACTGTTCGGGCACCCGGACAACATGGCCTGGGGCGTATTCCACGAAGTAACCGTCGAGCGCGATCGCGTACCTAAAGATCGCCGGACTGACTTCGTGCTGACCGTCGAGGCCGATGCCGGGTACGAAGATGAGAATGCCGCTGTGGCAATCTTCATCGACCGCCCGAATGTACCGTAAGGAGGTAGAGCAGAGTGAGGATCAAGGTATATAACGAGAAGCCTCACTCCGTTGGGCGTGGAGGGGTATCATTCCCTCCGCAAAAGCCCATCGAGGTGAGTGTCACCGACTATCAATACCGGGAGATCAAGGCCTGCGCACATCTCCGGGTGACGAGACTGCCCGACGAGGAGGTAGCCCTGGCTAACGAGATTGGCGCAGGCGACGACGGACAGGGTAGTGCCAGTACCCAGACTACCGGGGACGGCAGCGAGGGCGACGACGAGGACCAGTTCGTGTGCCCATTTTGCGAAGACGAGGGTGGGAATCCCAAGGTCTTCGGGTCTGCGCAGGGCCTCAAAAATCATGTGCGAGCTAAGCACTCTAATGAGTACGAGGACTGGCTCCACGGTGGAGATGAGTAAGCATGCCGTACAGTTCCTCAGCGGAGGTAATCGAATATACCGGGATCAAGCCTGAGGATCTGTATCTGAAGGATGATCCTGATGGGACTCCAGACGGGGAGACCGCACAGCAGAAGCTTGAGGCCCTGATAGGCCGATGGCTATTGCAGGCTAAGAGCTTCATAGACAGCAACCGGAACCGGGACTATGAGCAGGAAGTCCAGGCTGGCAAGCGGTCTGAGGTCCCACCTGGTATCCATAATGTGGCGATGCGGATTGTGGCCAACATGATCGCACAGGCCGCTATGCGCAGAGATACCACAGTGGTGAAGGTCGATGATTACAGCATCCAGATCACTGACGATAAGATCTTCACCTCAGCCATCCAGCAGGATCTGGCGAACTTCCCAGCAAAGCTGCGACTGGGGATTTCCAGGGTTCGGGGGTACAACCAATTCGTCGAGGAGACAGAGGAGGAGCCACAGGATGTTTGATATTCGTGGCCTTTCCACTGACGAAGCACAGCGGGTTATCGACAGGGCCTCTGGGGCGGCCGCACTGGCGATCAAGTATACTGCCCAAGAGGTCTGGGGCAACATCCGCAGGGAGGCTCCCACGGATCACGGGAGATTGGCTGGATCCTTCGAGCTCGAGCAGATGTCTCCCTTGGCCTGGAGGATATACTCGAATGTCGAGTATGCATTAGAGGTCCATGAAGGCACGCCGCCGCATGAGATCAGGCCGAAGAATAAGAAGGCCCTCCACTGGCCAGGGGCCAGACACCCGGTGAAACGGGTGGAGCACCCTGGCACGAAGGGGAATCCTTATGCGGACAGGGCGATAGACGCAGCATATCGTCGTCTGGATGAGTTCGTGGACATGGCACTTAGGGAGAGTGGTATAGCATGAGACTCGATGAGGCCGTAGAAGCCATCCTAATGTCAATCAAGGGCAGCCTGGTAGCCGCCACTGTTGATGGTGGCCTGCTCCAGGATGTGAATTCAGTGGTACGGGGTGACAGGGCAAGATCTAGGCCGGAGGCACCGACGATTTGGGTGTTCGCGGACATTGCACAAATGACCGGGACACCGACGACATTACGGGAGACCTGGAAGTTCCCGGTTATCCTCACAGCAATATATAAGGAGCCTGAGGACCCTGAAGTAGGGTATAGTCAAGCGAGCAAACTGGCCGCACTGGCTAGGTCCGTAGTCCTTCAGGACCGGACCCTTGGACTTCAGTTTGTCCAAGATACCAAAAGCACCAGGTTTGAGGTTTCCTCACCCTGGCATAAGGAAGGGGACCTATACGCATCCGTAGCGGTGGTAGAGGTAACCTTCGCGATTCTGGAATAAGGAGGTAAGGACAATGCCAGTACTACGTTATCTGGGACTGGCCAAGGAGGCCGACTTCGCAGGAGCAGCGCCTCCTGTCGCTGTGTTCCATGTGGACATTGCATCTGCTAGCCTGGATGCGCCTATGGACACTGAGCTCATCTATAGTGGTGGCCTTGGCCGGGGTAGGAAGATACACAGGCCTGGGTTCTATGCACCCAGTGGTGACATCGCGTACGCATTCGACATCCGGACCATTGGCTGGCTGTTGAGGTGGGCATTGGACGGGTACAAGTACACTCCGCAGTTGGATCCCGCACTGGACATCCATGAGATCTGGGGAAGCGACAGCTCCCTGCTTCCATCCTTCTGTGCGAGGTTGGGTAAGGACCTGTTCGAGCACGTCTTTAGCGGATGCACCATTGGCACGTTGACTATCACCGTAGAGGGCGAATTCTGCACCGTCACTGCGACGATCAACGCCGCCAAGGATGCGAAGGAGGCCATAAAAGCCAAGAGCGCACTGCTCCTGCCGAGCCAGTACCCTCTGGCGTTTCATGAGGTGACTGCTACCATAGCAGGGGCCGACTCCTCTGCCAAGGTCAAGAGCCTAACGCTCACTATTGAGAATGCTCTTGCACCGGATGCGGGGAGGAGCATTGGGTCTAGACACCCGAGACGGATCCCTGCCGGAGAGCGCGCCGTTAACTTGTCCGCTAACCTATTCTTCGAGGATACCGCTGAACTCGAAAGGTTCTGGGGTGGGGCCGCTGGGCCTGCCGCCACAGGGGTCACTGAGTTCGCAGTAGAGCTAAACTTCGATGCTGGCGTAGATGGTTTTATGGTGATCGCACTGCCTAAGGTGATCTACAATCAGGTCCAGCAACAGCCGTCTGGTCGGGATGAGATCACGCAGGCCGTTGGTGGGATGGCTCTGCTGGCTGGAAACACCCTGAATGATGCGGTGACTGAAGTGGAATCGGAGCTCCTGGTTACGATAAATAATAACGAGGTGAATATGACGTAATGGCACTCACGAAAGCTGATATCCTGCAAGGTAAGGATAACGTGCAAAACGTGTATATCCCGGAGCTCGAAGGTGAAGTGGCCTTAAGGCCACTCACCGATGGGCAGATGGCTCAAGTGAAGGTCATTCAGTCTGCCGGGATCCAGTTCCGGGGAGCACCGGGTAGGGCGCAGGGCCTCAAGGAGACCAAGGGCGTAGGGGCGCTGAGTGAGCTTGAGGCCCTACAAGCGATGGGTGATACTCTGGAGTTCGATATCTCAGAGGTTACTAAGAATGAGTATGAGGCCAAGTGCCTCGCAGTCTCCTACGCCCTATCTGTCAACGAGACGTGGACCATCCAGGATGTAAAGAACCTACGTCCAGCTGGAGTGGTTGACGTCATCGCGAAGGTGGTGTTCGATATGACCATTCCCAAGCGTGAGGAGGTCGAGACGTTTCGCGAAGAGCGAGGAGGGCAAGGAGATCCTGGACCTGCATCTGCTGGGATATAGACTGGCGGAGACACAGGGTGAGTTAACACCAACCCAACGCCTATTCCTGCAGTACGCACTCGTACAGGCCACACCTAAGGAGGCCCAAGGCGAGGGTGACCTGAAGAGGATGTGGCAGGAGAGGAGGGATGGTTAATGTCGGTGATGCAAATTGTCATCGATGCGAAGGACCAGGCATCGAAGGTCTTTAGGAACCTGGCCGGGGAAATCAAGAGGGCCGGGGATACAGCACAGGAGACCTGGAAGAGTGTCGGTGAGCGGGCCACGGGTATTGGTGGCAAGATGGCTATGGGTATCACCACTCCGCTGACTGCCGTAGGGGCCGTGGGCCTCAACGCCGCGATGCAGTTTGAGCAGGCCAACCAGACTATCCAGGGTGCACTGGGGGTTACCTCTGAGAAGGCACAGGAGCTTGGTGGTGTGGCTAAAGAGCTCTGGAAAGAGGGTTGGGGAGAGAGCGTTGATGAGGCCGCAAGGTCTGTGGTGATGATCAGACAGAACTTTGAAGACCTCTCTGATGTCGAACTCTACAGCCTGACTGAGCAGGCCTATGCACTCCGGGATGCCTTCGGATATGAGGTCAATGAGAGTGTTAGGGCCGCGAGCACCATGTCCAAGCAGTTCGGGATTGATGGATCGCAGGCGATGGACATCATAAGCAAGACCGCCCAAATGGCCGGGGATAAGGCTGAGGACCTGCTGGATACCTTCAACGAATACTCAGTCCAGTTCCAGGAGATGGGTTATGATGTCGATGAGTTCGCCGGGATACTGGTGAAGGGTGCTCAAGACGGGGCCTTTAACTTTGACAAGGTCGCGGATGCGGTGAAGGAGTTCAACATCCGCATCCGGGATGGTAGCGACACTACCAAAGAGGCCGCTGAGGCAGTCTTGGGTATGGAGGGCGCATCTAAGATGTTCGAGGATATGGCTAGTGGGGCCATAACCGGGTCCGATGCTATGGAGATGCTCTCCAAGCAACTAGCGGCCATCGAGGATCCGCTCAAACGGGAGCAACTTGGTGTGGCCCTGTTCGGCACTCAGTGGGAGGATGTTGGTGACTCGATCATGATCAGCATGGCCGAGGGTGCCGATGCACTGGGTGAATTTGAAGGGACCGCTAACGAGGTCCGGGATGCTGTAGGCAAGGGCCTCGCGGTAGATATGACCACTGCGGGAAGGCAGATACAAAGCGCGCTGACTGGTCCAATGGAGATCGTGGCAGGCATCCTGGTCGAGAGCGTTATTCCTGCAGTCAAGAGTGCCGCTGAATGGTTCAGTAACCTGGATCCGGTGTGGCAGAAGGTGGCCCTGGGGGTCGGTACTGTCCTGGCGGTTCTGCCGATGCTAATCTTGACCTTTGGAATGCTGGCTACGGGGATATCTTCGATCATCGCGCTAGCACCAGCTATAGCAGGAGCCTGGGCAGTGATAACAGGCCCAGTTGGACTGGTGGTGGCCGCAATAGCGGGGTTGATTGCCATCGGAGTGCTCCTGGTAAAGAACTGGAATTCGATCAAAGCCGCCGCATTATCCATATGGACTTCCTTCGCGGATGCCATGACCAAGATCTGGGATGGCGTGACCAAGGCCGTAACTGGTACTTGGGAGGGCATCAAGAAGTTCCTTAGCAAGACCTGGGAGGATATAAAGGAATTCGGGGTCAAACTCTGGGAGGCCTACTGGGAACTGGTGGAGGAAATCTGGGGCGGGATCTTCGACCTCGCCAAGGGCATATGGAGCTCGATCAGCCAGTTCTTCGGACAAACCTGGGACAACATCAAACGAGTAGCGGAGGATGCTTGGGAGTCTGTTTCCGATTTCCTCCAAAGCGCCTGGCGCTCCATTCAACGGATCGCCGAGGATACCTGGGATGGTATATACAGGTCAATCGGCCGGATTCTAGACCGGATCCGGGGCGTCTTTCGCGATGTGTGGGATGACGTGCGCAGGACAGTGGAGAGAGTCTGGGATGGTATGGTTAGCGGAATCCGGGGTTCGGTCAATCGTATTATAGACGCAATGAACGGGATGATCCGCGGCCTAAATAGGATCCGATTCAGTGTACCTGACTGGGTGCCGATCATTGGTGGTTCATCCTGGAGATTCAGCGTGCCGACGATCCCAAGACTGCATACCGGTGGCATATTCCGGGCGCCAAGGCCTGGTGGAGAAGGGTTGGCTCTCCTGAAAGACGGAGAGCGAGTCACTCAGGCTGGAACGATCGAAAGTGATCGGGGCCAGGTGCTCATCGATATGCGTGGCCTTTTCGAAGGGGCCGTAATCTACGTACGTGACCGCAGGGATGCCAAGATGCTGGCGGAGGAACTGTATACAGTCAATAGAGATAGACTACGTAGTGTGGGGGTGAAGGCATGAATGGGTTCACATTAGGAGGCACGACAGCCGCAAGCCTTGGGGTCCTGCTGAGACCTGGATCCGACATTCCAGGCCTTCCTCCCACGCGGGACCGCACCAGGGAGATCCCTGGCAGGATGGGCCTGCTCGATCAGGGAGCCATCCTGGGAGCCAGACAGTTCAAGCTGAACTGTGCATTCATAAGTGCCGCCACTCCAGCCGATCTGGAGGCTGACATTAGGGCCTTGGTGGCACACCTGATCAACCCTGATGGGAGTCCGAAGAATCTGGAGCTCGTCTTCGATCAGGAACCGGATAAGTCCTACATGGTCAGGTATAGTGGCAAGCTAGAGGTAGAGCGGATCTACTCGACCGGGGAGTTCGACCTGGAGCTCCTGGCACCGGACCCACTGGCCTACGGGGCGGAAGTCTCCGTGGCCGCAGTAAACGACCAGATCGTCATCAACAACGCCGGGACAGCTGGCACGTATCCAACCTTCGAGGTAACTTTCACAGCCGCTGCCACTGAATGGCAGGCTAAACTCGGGGCCGTGC